TAGTTCTTCAGACACAGGATGGCACAACAGCCCCAGCTTCTGTTCAATATACAGACACCGCAAGAACTATTTTCTGCAACATCACTAATACCGTTGATGCGACAACAGCAGGATCGTTCACGTTCATTATTGAATATGTGCAAATTGCTTAATTAATCTGGTGGGGGGCAACCCCCACTTTACAATCTAGGAGATTAATATGGCTGATATTACAACATCGACTACGATCATCGACAACACACATGAATGTGTGTTTGCATTTCAATATCAATATGTCGATGGTGGAAACGAAAGCGCAGTGGCTAAAATAGACGTGTCTTCCCTTGCGGCAAATGCAAACGGCGAAGCCTGCACAGGCGTACGCATTGTGGAGTGCCAGTGGATTTTGCATGGAATGACGGTTGAGGTATTGGCAGACGCAGATACTGATATTATTGTTTTGCATCTGGCCGAAGATCAACAGGGATACCAAACTTTTGAAAAATTTGGTGGCTTGCCCAATAGCGCGACATACGGAGCTAATGGGACTGGAGACATCAAGTTTACAACAACTGGGGCTGGAGCGGCTGGTGATGCATATCAAGTGATTATTCGCGCCGTTAAAAAATATTGATAGAGGTAGGACATGGCTCAGTCAGGAACCGTAGCGTTTCGTCCAGATGTCGAAGAGATCATTGCCGAAGCATTTGAGCGTTGTGGCATTGATCCCCAGACCCAGACAGGCGATAGGGCTGTGTCGGCAAGGCGCAGCCTAAACCTACTCTTCTCTGAGTGGGCAAACAGAGGCATAAATTACTGGGCGCTTTCCCAGAATACGCTGACGCTAGTGAACGGCCAGACAACGCCATACACACTGCCTGTTGGCACTATCGATATTCTGGATGCCGTCATCCGCGATAGCTCTGGGACAGACACGTCCGACCAAATAATTAATCGTGTGTCAATATCCGACTACAATCAATTGCCAAACAAAACATCTTCGGGAAAGCCAAGCCAGTACATGCTGGACAAGCAATATACCCCGATTTTGTACATCTGGCAAATACCTGACGTGTCAACATACAGCTTGGTGTATTGGTCAATAAATCAGCTTGAGGACGTTACAGCGTCCAATCAGGACGCCGATATTCCATATCGATGGAGCGAATGTATCTGCGCGGGGCTGGCAAGCAAGCTGTCGCTAAAATACGCGACAGAGAAGTTTTCGATCCTAAATGAAATGTACGAAAGATCGTTTAATTTTGCGGCGTCTTCTGATAATGATGGTGTAAGTTTGAGGGTTCAGCCCACTGCGCTGAATTTATATTAATGGCAAAATATGCAAGAGGAAAGAAAAGCAAAGCAATAAGCGACATAAGTGGCCTTCGGGTTCCCTACACCCAACTGAAAACTACTTGGGATGGACTGCGCGTATCGCCAGAGGACTTTGAACCAAAGCAGCCACAGCTAACGCCTGTCAAAAATGTTGTAGATGCAGTAGTGTTGAAGAACCCGCGATATGATAACGACCCAGAGAATGCAGAGGTTTTTATTGGTTTTAGTTACGATATATTTGCCCCGCGCAATCAATTGCCTAATATCGGAATATCATCGACGGGTGGCGTGGGAATAACCATCGTGAGTATAGAGTAATGCCAAAATACGCGACAGGCAAAAAATCTTTAGCAATAAGCGACATAAGTGGTCTGCGGGTTAAATACACAGAACTCAGAACCACGTGGGATGGGCTGCGCGTATCGCCAGAAGATTATGAGCCTAAACATCCGCAATTAACTCCAAGAAAAAATGTTGTAGATGCTACCGCACTATTTAATGCACGGCCAGATAATGACCCAGAAAATATTGAGGTCTTTATTGGATTTACACAGGACTGGACAATAGACCCAAGGCTTTTACCGCCCGTTGGCGTCCCTGCATTTGCTAATGTTGGTTTGGTTTCAATTAATATGGAAAGCGTACCTAGCCCATCTGGACTTGGTGGCACAGGTGCAACGGGCGCAGAATTACTAGAAATGTCAATTAATGAAGCTGGCGCGGCTGGCACAGGCGCTGTTGGCACTGTAACGACAATTGGGATTCAGGGCGTATCTGGTGTATCTGGAACGGGCGCAGTCGGCGTAGAAGCCTTGAGCCTATCTATTGATGAGGCTGGAGTAGCTGGTACGGGCGCAGTAGGTGTTGAAACGCCAGAACTATCTCTAGATGAGGCTGGTGTTGGCGGTACGGGTGCTGTTGGCACAGAAGCCTTGAGCCTATCTATTGATGAAACTGGCGTTGCAGGCACTGGTGCTGTAGGTGTTGAAACGCCAGAACTATCTCTAGATGAGGCTGGTGTGGCAGGCACGGGCGCTGTAGGTGCAGAGGCTCTAAGCATATCGATTGATGAGGCTGGCGTTGGCGGCACTGGTGCTGTTGGTGTTGAAACGCCAGAGCTGTCTATAGATGAGGCTGGTGTGGCAGGCACGGGCGCTGTAGGTGCAGAGGCTCTAATTTTAACAATAGCTGAAACTGGCGTTGCAGGCGATGGTGATGTAGGTAACGAAAGCATATCAATAGATGAAAGTTTCTGGGGTTCTGGCGACTGGGGAGAAGGGACATGGGGTAACTAAATGAATTACACAACTTTAGTCGCAAACATTCAAAACTTTCTGGAAGACGATTCAACAGAACTTGTTGCATCTATCGATACAATAATCGATCAGGCAGAGGGCATGATCTTCCAGCGCCTCCCAAACCTACCGTGCTATCGGCAGGCAACATCCGCAAGCCTTGTGGCAGGCACGGCAGACTATACAGTAGCGTCAGCCAGAATGATACGTCAGGTTGCGGTGACAAGCTCAAGTGTATTGTCTTATTTGGATCACAGAATTGATTCATACGTTCGTGACTATTGGCCCAATTCCACTACACAAGGCACTCCTCGCATGTACAGCACAAAGAGCGCAGGAGCGGCTGGGGTGGTCATTACATTGGCACCAACGCCAAACTCGACTGACACCTACCAAGTAGACTTCATCGCCCCAGAAACGGGCTTATCAAGCTCCAACGCAAATAACTGGATTGGCGACAACGCAGAAACTGTGTTACTAGCTGCGTGTCTATATGAGGCGTCAGCCTTTCTGAAGGCTCCAGAAACACTGGCGCTCTACAAGACACAATTTGACGAAGCGGTTGCTTTGTTTGTACAAGAAATGCAGCGTGACTACGCAGCAGAATATAACGGAGGCATCTAATGGCTATCACACAAGCGATGTGTACACAATTTAAAAGAGATGTAATGCTTGGGCTGCATGATCTTGACAGCGACACAATCAAAATTGCCCTATTTACAAGTTCAGCGTCACTAGGCGCAGCCACCACTGCATATGCCTCAAGTGGCATTAATGAAGTGGCTAACGGTGGTGGATACACTACTGGCGGCGTTACATTGGCAAACGCCTCTGTAATTACAAATAGCACTAGCGGATGTTTCGACAGCGATGATCCAAGTTGGACATCAGCAACATTTACGGCGCGTGGCGCAATGATTTACAATGACACTGAAAGCGATTTGGCAATTGCTATCTTAGACTTTGGTGGTGATTTCACTGTTGCAGGCGGTACATTTAAAATCGTCTTCCCAGCGCAGACCGCCTCTAACGCAATAGTAAGGATCGACTAAAATGGCTTCAACTTATGTAAACGACTTACGCCTAAATGAAATGGCGACTGGCGACCAGTCGGGATCATGGGGAACAGTCACAAATACAAACCTAGAACTGATTGCGGAAGCGTTTTCTTTTGGTACAGAAGGTATCACGACAAACGCTGACACGCATACAACTACAATTGCAGACGGGGCAACTGACCCCGGACGTTCAATGTTCTTGAAATACACTGGTACGTTGGACAGCGCCTGTACAATTACAATTGCGCCTAACACGGTCAGCAAGTTGTGGTTTATTGAAAATGCAACTTCTGGTTCTCAGAACATCATTATAAAGCAAGGCTCTGGAGCAACGATCACTATTCCACCGGGCGACACGAAGGCCATCTATTCTGACGGTGCTGGTTCTGGCGGTAAAATGGTTGACGCCTTTGCCTCTTTGTCTGTTGTTGACCTCAAGGTTCAAGACGATCTGACGGTTACGGATGATGTGTCGATTGGTGGCATACTTGGTGTGACAGGCGTCCTGACCACCACGGCAGCTACTGTGTTCAACGGTGGGTTTGCTAGTGTTGATGCGTCTACTATTATTGCAGCAGATGGTGCAGCAGATAATCAATTCTCCTTGATAATTAAAAACGAAGAAGCAACAGATGATAGGTCTTATGGGCTTTACATTCAGGCAGGGTCAACAGTAACAGACTCACCGCTGCATATTTACGAACATACTGGATCAACTCAGTTATTCAGGGTCACAGGTACTGGACAAGCCTTATTTACAGATGGTTCAGCATCTCTTCCTTCAGTTACAAATATTGGTGATACTAACACAGGCATATTTTTTCCTGCGGCAGACACGATTGGTTTTAGCACTAACACTACAGAGCGTTTGCGTATTTCTAGTGCAGGGCTTGTTGGTATTGGCACGAGTTCCGCTAGTGCAAAGCTGCATGTAGATAGCGGCACAACTGATACAATTGCTTTATTTGAAAGCAGTGGTGATGCGAATGCTTACTTGGTCGTCAAGGATAGTGGTAGCAGCGGTGGGGCTTTTTTTGGCGCAAATGGTACTAGCACTATTATAGGAACTGGTGGCACTACAGAGCGTTTGCGTATTGACTCGTCAGGCAATGTTGGGATTGGTCATGTTCCGTCTGGGAATTTAACTGCTGGTTATGTATTGCGTTTAGACGGTGGTGCACAAACATTTATGGCCTTCAATAACGACACACATACAACACAAGTTACTGGTGGCTTTGTAATAGGAAATGACCAAAATTCGGCAAGGATTACACAGCGTGAAAACCAACCAATAATTATTGAGACAAATAACACAGAGCGTTTACGCATTGACAACAGCGGCACCGTGCTTGTGGGTAAGACGAGTACATCTAACCTAACTACTACTGCTGGACATGCATTCTATGGAAATGGCGAGGCGTTTATTACTCGTGCAGGTACGCCCCTATATCTTGGACGCACTGGTTCGGATGGTGAAATCGCCAACTTCTACAAAGACGGCACTGCTGTGGGGACTATTAAAACTTTCAACAGCACAGTACAATATGGTGGTGCAGCGGCTGCTATTTATCTTGATACGGCAGCATTTCTCCCCGCAAATGCTTCAGGTAGGACAGACAACACCATTGACTTGGGCAGCGGCTCCCATAGGTACGATGACGTTTTCGCCACCAACGGCACCATTCAAACCTCTGACCGCAATGAAAAGCAAGACATAGCCGCACTTACTTCAGCCGAAATGCTTGTGGCAAAGCGCATATCTGCATTGTTCAAGACATTCAGATGGAAAGACAAAGTCGCAGCCAAGGGTGAAAATGCAAGAACGCACTCAGGCATTATAGCTCAAGATGTACAAGCTGCATTCACAGCAGAAAGCTTAGATGCTGGTGACTACGCATTGTTCATCTCAAGCACATGGTGGGAAACACAAACAGAAGTACCAGCAGTAGAAGCTGCTGATGCAGTATATGAAGATGTTGTTATTGCAGCAATTGAAGAAGAGTTAGACGAAGAAGGCAATGTTTTAGTTGAGGCTCAAGAAGAACGCACAGAGCAGAGATTAATAACAGAAGCTGTTGAAGCTGCCGATGCTTACACCCGCACAGATACATATTACACTGAATCAGAAGCCCCAGAGGGTGCAACATCAAGGACACGTTTGGGCGTCCGTTACCCTGAGTTGTTGTCATTTCTAGCCGCATATAATGAGCAACGGTTTGCAGATATTGAAACACGCTTAACAGCATTAGAGGCAGGATAATGGACAAGCGCACAGTTTCCAGCGCTCATCAGCGCATCGACGAAATGCAATTGCAAATCGTTGAACTGCGCACTGAAGCAAAGGTCAATTTCCGTGACCTGTTCAACAGAGTACGAAGGCTTGAAGCCGTGCTTATCGCCACAAGTGGCGCAACGATTGTGATGCTGCTGACAATTCTCAGCAAAATGGGCTGACGCCTAACTACACCCCCCCTAAAATTAAGTGAGGCTGGCATGATTGATCCTGTCTCTGCGTTTTCTATTGCGTCAACTGCCTATACCAGCATTAAAAAAGTTATCGGACATGCCAAAGAATTAGAGGGCATATCTAAGCAATTGGGGTCGTGGTACGGGGCTTGTGCTGATATTAACAGAGCGCAAGCGCAGCGCAAAAACCCCACCTTTTTTGAACGTGCCACTCAGGGGCAGAGCATCGAAGAAGAAGCGCTTCAAATCCTCATTCACCAAAAGACATTAAAGGAGCGCGAAGTGGAAATAGCCGCCATGATTAATATGCGTTTTGGCTGGGGAACCTATGACGAAATGCTTGAAATGAGGCGGTCTATTCGCAAGGAACGCGCTGACCAAGAGCATGCCAAGGATGAATCTAGGCGGCAGATTAAAAACAACATGGCAATACTTACGCTTACCGTGATGATATTTGGCGTACTTTTTGGCGGCATATACTTAGTTGCGTCAGTAACGTGAACACAATCTTACCCCTGATTTTAGCGTCATCTTTGCTGAATCCTGAGTATATCACCTGTCACCTATGGAAGTACGTGAGAAACGGCGATGAGCTTGTCTGCCTATATTCGGGCAAAAATGGAACTCTTGGATATCATTACCCAACGCTTAGTTTCCGCGAGTGTCCCCGGCAATTTGAATGCCTTTATATGCCCAACTCAAAAGCGAAGGTCAGCTTAAAAGACATACTAAAAGGTTTGTCCGATGGGTTTTAATTTTAGTAAAAGGGAAGCACATGACACCAGATAAACTTAACGCATGGCGCATCGTTCCGCGTTTGTTAATCCTCAGTTACATGATTGTATTTTACCAGACTTGTAACTGGTTCATGGCGCTGGATTTGCCAAATAATGCGCAGGCTGGATTTGTCTCAGTGATCGTCGGGGCAGGGGCGGCTTGGTTTGGGCTGTACCTTAACGGTGGGGTGAAGAAATGATACAAGCGCTCATAGGTCCACTAACAAATTTAGCCACCGGGTTTCTCAGCAACAAAGCTGCCAAGCATCAAGCTGAAGCGCAACTCAAACTGACTGAAGCTGAAGCAAAAAGCAAAATACTCCTGTCTGAAAAAACCAGCGTGGCCGATTGGGAACGCATTATGGCTGAAGGTACGCAGTCAAGCATCAAGGATGAGGTAGTTACTTTTGCCGTCCTTATACCTGTTTTGCTCTGCTTTATTCCCGGCATGGAAGAGACGGTAAAAAACGGTTTTGCTCGTCTCGCAGAGTTGCCAGAGTGGTATACTTGGCTGGTGTTTACTGTCTGCACAGCGGCGGTTGGTATCAGAGGCGGCAAGCAATTTTTCGGAGGCAAAAAATGAAACAATCTTGGGATCAAATTTTCGAGTGGATTATTAAACATGAGGGCGGTGCTGACAGGCATGCTGGGTTTGGCGGGAATGCGTAGTTTTGAAAAGGTTAAAAAGGTAAGCTAATGAAACAATCTTGGGATCAAATTTTCGAGTGGATCATTAAACATGAGGGCGGTTTCGTAGATCATCCCGATGATCCGGGCGGCATGACCAACCTTGGCGTCACACGTAAGGTCTGGGCCGATTGGATCAAGCGCGATGCTACAGAGGCAGATATGAGGTCGCTCACCAAAAACGATGTTAAGCCGCTATACAAGAAATGGTATTTCGACAAGGTGCGCGGTGATGATCTGCCAGCTGGCGTTGATTGGTGCGTTGTTGATGTGGCCGTAAACTCAGGCCCAAGCAGAGCCGCCAAGATGTTGCAGAAATGCGTAGCGGCCAAGCAAGATGGTGCAATAGGGCCAATGACGCTGAAGGCTGTTGCGGATCAAAACGCTGAAAAATTAGTAGGGCAGATGCACGAGGTGCGCCAGAAGTTTTACAATGATCTAGGCAAGCCAATGTTTATAAAAGGCTGGACCCGGCGCAATGACGAAACCCGCGATCAGGCGCTAGATATGCTTGGCGATTACTAATGGGTAGACCCGTTAAGTCTGGCGACAACCCCAGACGAGCAAGCTTTCTGGCGCGCATGGGTAACATGCCGGGGCCAGAATACAAGGACGGTAAGGCAACGCCACTGCTGTCATCCCTGCGCGATTGGGGAGCCTCGTCAAAGGCTGAAGCCAAGCGCAAATCAAAAGCAATCAGCAAACGAAACAAAGCAAAAGGATAAAGCAATGCCCGGACTGTATGAGAACATAAACAAAAAGCGCAAACGTATCGCAGGCGGGTCAGGCGAAAAAATGCGCAAGGCTGGATCTAAGGGTGCGCCCAGTGCCAAGGATTTCAAAGACAGCGCAAAGACCGCAAAGAAATCAATCATAGGCAAAGGGCGCAAATATTAATGAACCTTGCGCGGCACAATCTGCAAACCTTTTGGCGTCAGCTTGAGGGTAAAGGTTTTTCCTCTGACAACGTTTGATCTGGCTTCCTCAAGTATAGCCAGCAGCACAGCTTGCGACTGATCATAGATCTCTTGCCATCCTGATCTGTGATCTGATTGGTTGAACAACTCAGCTGTTGCATGCTTATGCGCCAAGCACATTTCGTCAAAGGTTGGTTCAACTCCGGCACCAAGGGATGCGATATTTACCATTAAAACAATCCCCCTTGTGCGGCGTAGCAGGCATCTGACACAGCACAGCCTGCCCAAGCAGCAGCCCAAATGCCCAAGCCTACCGCAACGATGGCGATTGCCTCTGTTAAAACCGTTGAAATACGGGGCTTAAAGTTGGAACTTTCGTGTGTAACATACTGACGTTTGTGCGCGTTTGTGAGCGCTAAAGTTCCAAGCTTTTGACATAAGTTGTTGTTATTGTTTGTTACTGGGCGTCCTGTCAGGTGCGCCATTACCATGCTAACCATTTGATTTTACTTCCTTTTTCATATAAAAAATTCCAACTTATAAAAATGTTGGAGCTTTTTGTTCTTGTCTTGTACTTGTAAGAACCGCTTTTTTCGAGAACTTTTTGATGTAGGCTTGCACTTCTGACAAGCTTTCATGGCCCGTCCAAGCCATAATTTGTGGGGCGGTTGCGTTTGCTTCCGCGCATTGGATCGCACGAAACTTCCTTAAACCATGCGCAGTGAGATCGTCAGCAAGTCCAGCCTGTTTAGCCTTTTTACTAAACCAGCTTGAGACAGACTTTTCTGACCTGCTTGCTCCCCTTGATGTTACCAAAAACGTCAGGTGATCTTTAGGCACTGCTTGGATTGCCTTAATGCAAAACTGCTGATCCTCAATCATGCTTAACGCAAAGTCAGGCAAGTGGCGATGTAATGGTACATACACTGGGCCACCTGTCTTGTGCTGCTTAAAGTGCAGCCAACCATCATCAGTAATATTGCCCCGGCCCAGCCGCACTAAATCAACACAGCGCATGCCTGTCCAATTAAGAATTTCAAGTGCTAGTCTTGCTGGCTGTTGGAGATCAAAGTGATTACGAAACTTTACCACGTCCAAAGCTTGCCACGGCGTGTGACCGTCACTTTTGGCTACGGCAGCTCTCTTGATATTATCAGTAGGGTCAAGGTCAAGCGCATATTGCACAACAAAATATTTAGCAAAAGACCGCCACATTTTAAGTTGATTAATTTGCGCGTGACCATCAAACCGTGACAAATCTTTTTGCACATGCTTACGCTGGATATGTTTAACTTGCGCTTTGCCATATGAATCGACGGTGTTTTCCAGCATGGCGCGGTATCGCTGTCTGGTGATTTCTGCCAACAAGCCAAACGCATGACTTGCCTTATACCCCACAGCCGCCTCTGCCAGACTGCCTGCATACGCCGGGTCTTGCACTGCCTCACCGTCTTGCATCAATACCCAAAGATCCCATGCTTTCGCGTAAGCTGACAGAAACGCAGGGTGGTGCGGCGGTTGTGCTGGCATTCGCCATTCTTTAGGGAATGGTGAGCGCTCATTTTTGGGTCGGAAATAAAACCGTTGTGTGCCGTTGGTGTTCCAGCCTGACGAATTTAAGTGTTTTAGCCAAATTCCAGATCCGCGCATTATGGTTCTCCCTCTATGCCGAATAACCTATTGGTTGAATCGCCCCCCCCCACGTCTTTAGGTTGTGAGATTTCAAGGCCGTCCAGACTGTCTTGAAGTTCTGAAAGCAGCCAAATTTTAGCGCCACCGGCATTTCTTGCTGGCGGTAGTGATCCCAGCTTTACCATCTTGGCAAACTGGGTGAGCGATATTCCGCAAAATTCAGCGGCGTCATTGCGTTTTAACGCTGACGGTATTAAGTTTTTTCTTAGCATTTTTACCCCGAAGATAATAATTACGAACACCGCTGGCATACCAAAGTTTTGGATTGGTTTTGGTGGAAGTAGGGCTTGCGATTCCATGTGAATTTAAAGTGTCTGCGATCTGCTGATAGCTCAATCCTTGCTCTTTAAAGTCTGACAATGTTTTAAAATAATTCATTGTTCTAGCGAGTACGATTTCACTCTTGCGTTTGTTGGCTAAAGATGGATCTGGTGATCCAAGCTTGCTCACCATGTTTCCTGCCTTACTGACGTGTGCTTTGCCGTTAGCAAATTGAGCCTGTATTTTTTCCAACGATGCTTTTGATCTGCTGGCTACTGCTTTGACATCGTCAAGAGCAATATCAAGAGCCAGTGCAACATTGTTGCGGTTGATGCTTGGACTTTCAATTACGTTGAACTCAACACCAGCAGATTTTAAAAACGCCAACGCCTCGTGCTTTGTCGTAGCAAACTGTGTAAGACAAACGGCTGATAGCGCAACGTTCTTATTCTTACAAAATTCGACAGCGCGGCCCAATGCTGGTCGATCCTCTGGACGCATGCTGCGATGGTCATCTGTCTCACGAAACCAAGTGGGCGAGAGTTCACTGGACTTGATATAAGCTTTTAGCTCTTTTAAATTTTCGGGTTTACTGTCGCGTGGCCGCAAGTAAGCGGCTGTCATGGTACTCATTTTCATCGCTCCGATATTTTTTTTATACAGTTTATTTTTCGTGGCTACTAAAAATGTTGGTGGGCCGGTCGGGCAATCTTGCCAGCTTGAAGCGTTCACATAGCAACCGCCAGCTTGAGCAAAACTACTTTTCGTTGCTGGCATGACGATATTCGCCGCGTCCCACTTCGGGACATACCTAGACCAAATAAACCCACTTCCTCTTTCTGTCTGCACTGTTTTATACCTCTACTTTGCTAAGCGCTGTGTCGTCGCGCATATCCGAGCCAATCTAGTTATACTTTCAACATACATATTAAACTAATCTATACAAGTCTAAAGTAGCCTATTGACCAATTATATTAGCATGTCATACAAATCTAAATACAACAAAGAAAGCCAACGTGTATGAAAAAATCACAGTTTAACATACAGTTACCACTCAATATCATTGATGCGGTCAAAGCGTCAGCAAGTAAGAATATCCGTAATCCAAGTCAAGAAACCGAGGCTGCATTGCGTGAATGGCTAAATCTGTACGATGATTTGTACGAAGAAAAGCTGATCAAGGCAGCGGGTGAGGTCAGCTAATGGCTAACGCAAATGCAATCGGCAGCGGTTACGAGCGCGAAATCGTCAATTTTCTTAACCTGGAACTCGGCCAGGCATTCTCGCGAAACCCCTATAATCAGCAGAAAAAACCCAATCAGCCCGACATTGTTTGCGATTGGCCGAACTTTCCATTCGCCATTGAATGCAAGAAATACGCGAAATCAGGATTTTGCGATCTCAGGCCCGCATGGTGGCAGCAAGCCTGCAATGCCGCCGATGAGGCAAGCAAACTGCCGGCGGTGTTCTACCGCTATAAAGGACAAAGCGCGACCACCGTTGCTATTTGCTCAAACGCGCTCGGCCTTGGCGGATACAGAGGCGGCAGTGATACACCGCGTCGGCATATCGTAAAAACCGACCTCGATTTTTTCTGCTATCTGGCGCGCGAAATCATGGCGAGCGCGGCATGGGTCAAGCTATGAACCATTACACCCTGCCCGATGGTAACGTGCTAATTAGTTTTTCCGGTGGAAGAACCAGCGGCTACATGCTGCACGAAATACTGAAGGCCAATGACGGCTTGCCTGACCGCGCAAAGGTTGTGTTTGCCAACACGGGGCGGGAGATGCCCGAAACGCTAGACTTTGTGCAAGCCTGCTCAGATCGCTGGAACGTTTCTATTACTTGGGTCGAGTATTTTGACGGCAACAACGGTAGTGGGTTTGCAGAAGTAAGCCGCAAAAGCGCGGCTATGGACGGACAACCTTTTGAGCAAATGATTGTGAGAGATAAAAGGCTACCTGACGTAGTGCGCCGATTTTGTACGCGAAAATTAAAAATACTGCCAACAGTGAAATACTTGAAATCTATCGGATGGACTAAATGGCACAACGCTGTTGGGATACGGGCAGACGAGGCACGGCGTATAAAGCCAGCACCGGTAAAGTATATCACCCAATGGTTCCCTTTGAATAATGCTCAAATAAGAAAGCCTGACGTGGCTGAATTTTGGTTGAAGCAAAATACAGCATTTGGTCACGACCTTCGCTTAACAACAACAAGTAATTGTGACGGCTGTTTCCTTAAAAGCGAGGCAAACAGAGCTGCAATGTGGCGCTCTCACCCTGACAGAATGCAGTGGTGGGTCGATATGGAGAAAAAGGTCGGCAGTCAATTTATCGACAGTCAAGGATATGCCCAGCTTGGTGACTTTGTGCAGCGTCAATTTGATTGGATATTCGATGACGAGGCATTTCTTTGCCAGGCTTCAGACGGGGAGTGCACAGGATGAGCAATCCTAGCAACCAAGCGATGCTGATCTGCACAGAATGTGGCGGCACCGGAACTATCCTCATAGAATTGTATCACCGGCAGGGCTTTGATCGGGACAACGGATATATCCAAGAGCGGGTTGAGGTCTGTGAAGATTGCAGCGGATCAGGGGAGGTTGAAAATGGTGACAGTACGGAAGAGTAAAGCCGGTTTCACGACAACCGCTAAGTCAGACGAACAGATGACAAAAGAGGACATCAGGAACCGGCAAGCTTGCTCAATGAGATTCAGAAGAAACGTAACAGTAAGCATGAAACAACCGCCTTGGGAGGGCACAAAAGATGAACAGAGAAAAAGCAGAAAAAGCAGGTGAGGACATAATTAATTGTCTGTTAAAGATTTGCGAAAAAGAAAATGAGTGGTGCAGAAACGTTATACGTGCGACCGAAAATACAGCGTCTGAAGGCGCAAGAGAAATTCGCACAAGCGCAACCAAAGAAATCTCACAGCGAGTTGCACAGTATCAAATGCACATCAATCAGGTGCACGAGATCTTAGATGCTGCATATTTCAAAGAGCCGCAGAAATCAATCATTGGCACACCATCTACCCTTGTCAGCAGGTTCCAAATCATTGACGCAATCGAAAGGTCAAACGGGACCGGACTATATAAAAACAGAGCAATTAACGCGATCATGGAAAAGCTAAGTGATAATGTTAAGGCAAACGATCTGCTAAGTTATGAAATCTTTGATTGGATGGATTGTCACAATTGTGGTGAGCGCACCGCAGATTTCATCATGGAAACGCTGGCAAGTTTGAGGTCACCAGCATGATAACCTCAGAGAGCAATGAATCTTATCACGCTAACCCGGCCATTGGCTCAACCAGCGTCAAGGCTGCTGCACTTAATTCAGTCGCGCACTGGCATGGGGCTGAGTTTAAATCATCGCCAGCGATGGATCTGGGCAGCGCTGTGCATGCCAACTATTTGGAACCGGAAAAATTTCTGGTAAAGCGCGGCCCAGAGTCCAGACGCGGCAAGGCATGGCAAGACGTATATGAAGGTCGAGCCACAGATGAGGTGGTCTTGCCGGTAGGCGAATATCACAAAGCTGAAGCTATGGCTGTGGCGCTGCACGACAATCCGCATATGGCAGAGCTTAGGACGCAAGAAGGCTGGCAAATAGAGCAAAGCATTTACGTGGATTGCCCGGAAACCGGGCTAAAGCTGAAGTGCAAAGCTGACGCATACAACTCTAATTTGCGCTGCGTGATGGACGTTAAGACCTGTCAAACAGCGAACCCGGCGGCATGGCAATCACAGTACGGGCCGTTTTATAAGTTTGGCTATCACATCCAATGCGCGTTTTACATGCGGGTATTGGCACTACAAGGCATTGATATTAATAAGTTTTATATCTTTGCCGTCGAAAGCACAGCACCACATGCAACTCAATGCTTTGACATCAGCAGCGACACGCTGAAGCACGGTGAGGCGGTAATGATGGACACGCTGCACAGGATAAAAGAAGCGCAAGAGTCGGGCGAATACCTGACAGGCTGGCCCGATTGGGCTGTTTTATAATCTAACCATACAAGTCTAAATATACATCATACAAGGAGCAAAATGATGCCAAGTGACTTTCAAAAGATCATCGTAAAAGACGTACTGTTTCAATACCCAAAGCTAGATCAACCTTACAGATTTAACTCGCAGCAACGGCGCTCAGAGCCGTGTGCAGCCGCCGCGCAAAATGCGGCATATGAAGTCAAGTTTATTGTCAGCGCAGAGCAAGCAGTTCCTATCTTTGACCAGATCAAAGCTCATTTCAACGAATGCAAAAGCCGCAACCCAAAGCTGGGCAAGCTGTCAAAAGTTTTCGGCATGAAGAAAAACGATGACAGCACAGTTACATTTACCGCCAAAAAGAATGCGATGAATAAGGCTGGAGAGCTAAACAAAATTCCAACAATGATTGATGGCGCAAAACAACCGATTGAGGATCGAAGGATCTGGAGCGGGTCAACAGGCACAATTAAAGTGCTGGCATTTCCATCAACAGACCCAAGGCCGGGGATGGAGCAGAACCAAGGTTGTAGCTTGCTTCTGGATGCTGTGCAGGTTGTCCACGCAGTTTATGGATCAGACGATGATGACTTTGATACAGTTGAGGGCAGCGTTACGCGCAAAGGGCCGGTAGAAAAAGACGATGATCCATTTGGTTTGTCAGATCAATCAACGCCCAGCGCACCACCGCCGCCAGCGCTGTCAGAAATAGATGACGAAATTCCATTTTAAAAACAATCAACAGGGCGGCTTTTGCCGCCCAAACAAACAGGTTTTGACATGGGCTTGATGATGAATAAGCAAAAAGTATGGTGGGCCGAATGGTCGCCAAAAATAATAGCGAAATATTTTTTAAAGAAGACAGGGCCAAATCATTATAACGGGCCGTGTCCACAGTGCTGCGGAACTGACCGATTTTACATTAGCGAAAAGGCTGGCGTGATACGCATTAACTGCAATCAAGGCTGCGAGTTTAAGCATCTTGTGGAAATCATGCGGGATGACGGCACTTGGCCTGAGTTCGTAAAGAATGAAGCTGTGCGGTTGCCAGCGTCAGCAGGCAATCCATTCGTTGCATCCGCTGCACCTGATCTTAATCAAGCATATCATCAGCGCAAAGGTGTGCCGTTGTTTGGTGCATTGGTTGAGGGCGGTGATGTTCATGTCACCATAATAGATCGATCAGGCAAGCGCGTTGGCACACAGACCATCAAGCCAAGTGGCAGCAAACGGTTTAGCGCAGGGATGGCAGCAGATGGCTGCTTTGCGGTGCTGGGCGGGGCTGTAGAGGGGCGCACATACCTTTGCGAAGGTTGGGCCACAG